TATTAATCATATAAGGCTCTCCGGTCTCTGCTCTAGCATTTATAATTTGCCACCATAAATCTCTAGCATTAACAACCTTCACAGCTTCATTAGTCTTAGGGTCAATCAATCTCCAATCCTCGTCATTCTTTACAGCTTCTAAAAATGCATTAGTTAAATTAACACCATTGTGAAGATTTAAATTTTTTCTATTTATATCTCCACCAGATTCTTTACGCATATTAATAAATTCTTCTATTTCTGGATGAAATATATCCATATATGCAGCGTAAGAACCTCTTCTAGTAGTGCCTTGATTAAAGGCTAACATTTGAGAATCTACAACATGCATGAATGGAATTGAACCAGTTGAACGAGAGCCATGAGTAGTAGATATCCCATTGCTCCTAACATCTCCCCAAAATCCACCAATACCTCCACCCGAACTAGCCAACCATATATTTTCATCGAAGTGAGCAGATAAACCATCCCTACTGTCAGGTACATAATTAAGAAAGCAAGAGATAGGTAACCCACGAGTTGTTCCCCCGTTACTAAGTATAGGAGTGCTAAACATGAACCACCTATCGGAACTGTAGTTGTAAAGTCTTTGAGCCAATTCATAATCTGTTTCTCCTTTAAATGTTGCTCCAAATATAGAAGCTCTAGCAAAAGCTTCTTGAGCATGTGTTTCTTTATCCCAAAAATATCTATCTTTTAATGTATCAATGCTAAACTTATCAAAATTTTTTTCTTTGTCATAGTCTATTATAATTCCTAAATAACTTTTAGTTCCTATTTTATCTTCAATCATCATGCCAAATTTCCATGTATAAAGCTATTATAGCATAATGGATTATTTTATACAACTCTGCTTGAGTAGAATTGTTTTCTTTTTTACCACATCTCATAGCGTATTTCATAATATTACCAATACAAAAACTTTCTCCGTGACCAGCATCAATAATCATATCTGTTGCTTGATATTTACCTTTACCATAATGTTGTTTATAAGTTGCATCAATATATGTTTTTATTATTTCTAATATTTCTTTTTCTTTAAATTTATAATTTATTTTCTTTTTCATTAATTAATTATCCTATCCTTTCTATTTTCTATTTCTAATAATAAACAAGCTGCTAACTGTTCAAGAACTTCTGTATCTAAAAAGTCTAAAGATTCTTTTGTAACCTCTAAATATTTACCTATATCTATTATTACCTTTTTAAGTAACTCAGTTTTGTCCATTTATTATATCCTCTAGTGTTATATCTTCTATTCTTTTTTTATTATACAACTTTTTTACCCGTTTGACAATCCATTTTAAAGAAAATGCTGATAACATTAACTTTCTATTTGCATAAATATGAGTTTGTTTAGGTAACAACTTGTATGCATCTTCCATTTTCATTTTACTAGCTTCTTCAGGAGTAACTAAAGTTTTAACCCATTCATATAACAAATATAAAGATTGAGTTCTAATTTGTTTTGCTCGTCTTCCATTCATAATTTTTTACCAGTTGCCAATATTTTAATATACTATTGAACATATCTCTATGTTTAACATGTGTTTCTTTATCCCAAATATAACAAGTTATAAGCTCTGTGTCGGCTCTATCAACAAAAATAGATACCCTCTCTGGGTTATCAAAACCACAACCTTGTGCATAAGCTGACAGTTGCATACCATGTTCATCATAAACTAAACGAGAAGGGTCTTTACCCTCAAGATTATCTTTTGTTTTGAAGTCTATAAAGATACCGGACTTAGAATATAAATCTATTTTACCACCATACCCTAAATCAGAACAAAAAGAATCTTCTGCTATCCATGTTTCTTTTGGAAACTTTTTATCTAAAAACTTTTTAATTACTTTATAAGTTTTGTTTTTTGACTTTCCTAAAAATCCTCTTTCTATCTGAGCATGTATTTTAGTTCCTTTAATCGCTGCTTGTTTACCTATATCTCTATACTCTTGTTTACATCTATTAATAAAACTATCATTTGTTTCATTGTCTTCTTGGACTAAAGTTAAAGAAGCTGTCAAAGCTTGTGTTACTTTCCAATTTTCTAAAGAAGGTTTAGCTATTATATTAAGAACAGATGTAACTGAAGGAACATATCCTTTTTTCTTAGCATCTCTTAAAGTTGTATTTCTTTCTTTACCATTTGCTCCTATTATAGTGTATCTAGGTTCTCCTTTTTTGTCATACCAATGACCTGATTCTGATTTATGTTTAGTCATTTTTATCTCTGTGATTTACAAAATATAACTTTCTACAATGAGGTTCAAACATTAGTAATTGTACTCCTGCTTTTACTTGTTCTTTAGTTCTACCTGTACATTTTGTATAATTATTATTTTTACCTTTTTTGTTTTGTGGTTGTGCTGTTTTAACATCTATTAAAATTAAGCTACCTTTAGAGTCTCTAACAATTAAGTCTGCTAATCCAGTACACCCACAATTTTTAAATACTTCATAGCCATTATCCCAGAGCCAAGTAACAGCGTAATATTCTGCCATGTCTCCTTTGCGACTATCACAATGTTTAGTGTGTCTCACTCCAGTTTTCTCCTATCTTGTACTCTCCAGACAGAGGACATCTCATGTTAAAATGTTCTCCTGCTTCTTGTATAGATTGAACTCCTAGTTTACCTAAAGTTTCTGATTGAGTTTCTTTTACTTGTATTTGCCATTCATCATGTATGTTAGCTACAAATCTTGCGTTAATATTATTTTTAATAATATATTTATTTAATATACACATAGCTTTTTTCATAGCTATTGCTCCACCACCTTGTAATAAAGTATTTAGAGAAGAATGTCTATGTCTAACATATATTTTTCTACCGTCTAACCCTTTTAAGTATTCTTTTCCCGAAGCTCTTTCAACTCGTTCTTTAAGAATACGAAGTGTTGGAAGACTACTAAGAAAGCGTTCTCGCAATGCTTTACCTTGTTCTCTGCTTCCATTAATGATGCTTCCAATTTTTTCATCTCCTGCTCCGTATATGAGGGCATAGATGAAAGTTTTTGCCGCATCTCTTGATTTAAGTCCAGCAAATCTTTGGTTAGTTGTGTGAATATCTCCGTTGATAACTTCATTTATATACTCCTCGTCAGCCATATAGTGTGCTAACATTCTTAATTCTAATCCACTTGCATCTATACCTACAAGTTTATACCCTTCTGGCACAGTCCAACAAGCTCTACACTCTTTACCATAAGGACTGTAAACAGCAGGAACTTGAGCCATGTTAGGGCTTCTGTGTGTCATTCTACCAGTTATTGCTCCAGTAGACATAACACTACCATGAACCCTACTGTCATTATGACATGCATCTATCCATGATTCTACTTGAGCTGCTCTCTTTTGTAGTAAAAGATATTCAGCTATAAGTTGAGCCTCGTGTATATGAGTAATTTTTTTAAGTGTACCTTCATCTACAATAGGTTGTCCTGTTGGTGTAAATCTTTTAGGTTTCCATCCAAAGTCTTTTAAATATTCTCCTATTTGTTGTCTTGAACCTAAATTAAACTCTTTAAGTTCTTTTCTCATAAAAGGAGTAATATCATTCGTAGAAAATCTTTCTTCATATTCTATGTTAGTAAGTCCTGACTTAGAAAGAGTACCATCTTTTTTAAGTTTAGGAATAACTTCTTTTACATCTACCCATTTAGGTTTAAATGTAGAATGAACTTCGTCCTCTACCTCTGACTTTCTTTTATTTAAAGATGACAATAAACTCATAGCATTCTTTTCATCAAATAAAAAACCTGTTTCATATTGACTTTGTAAAATTTTACACACTTCATGTTCTAACTGAACACACTCTTTAGAAAAACCCCTACTGTCTTGTCTAAGTTTTTCAAGAACTAACTTATTTAGTTTAACATCTCTAACACAATACTCTAACATGTTATAATTAAACTCATTAAAGTCTGGTTTATCTGATTTTAAATAATTAAGTTTCCAACCCCACTTTTCTAAACTATGTCCCCCGTCTCTAGTTGGATTTAATAATCTAGATAAAGTTAAAGTATCTATAACTTTAGTATATTTATATAAGTCAACATTTGTAAGTTTTTTAATTACAGGTAAATCAAATCCTATAATATTGTGTCCTATAATTTTATCAGCAGACTTTAACAACTCAATACCTTCGTTAATATTATCTTCAGTATATGAATATACTTTATCGTTTTCGTCTATAGCTACCAAGCACCATATTTTAGTAGCTTCAAAATAAAGACCGTCTGTTTCTATATCAAATACTAACTGCATTATTATCTACCTCAAATTCTAATGTATCATGTTCAGATAACCTACCTGTATCTTTATCATACAATAATGATGTTGCCATACCTACATCTCCTGTGTACCTAGATTTTAATATACGAAGTTTAGTAGTTCTTGCTTCCATTTCATCATCTGATTGTTGATTTCTTTCAAGTGCTATTACACAATCAGATAGCTGACCAATACTGTTAGAACCTCTTAAATGAGATAGAGAAACTTCTACACCATTTTCATGTCCTTTATTTCCGTCAACTCTTCTTAAATGAGACACTAATATTAAACCTGCTCCTGTTTCTTCTACTAAACTACGAAGTCTAGTCATAATAGAATCAATAGCTCTCCTTTCATCTCCCTCATGCACAGCACTAACTAACATATGTAAATGGTCAACAACTATCCACTTACAATCACAACCCACTATTAAATAACGAAGCTTTGCAAAAATGTCATCAATCTCGTTAGTACCAAAGTGAGCATGAACAAATACTTTATCATCTTTAAATACATTATCATACATATTCATTAAAGTATCTTTACTAAACTTTTCTCTTTCTTGGTCTATATATAATCTAGCATTAGCTTCAATAGAAAGTATACCGTCAACAGTTCTTTTCCAATCTTCTTCTAATGCTATAATACCTACATTGTCATTAGTTTGATTTATTAACCAATGCTCTAGTTCTCTAGTGACACTAGATTTACCAAGTCCTGTACCACCTGTAAGAGTTACAAGTTCTCCTTGTCTTAAACCATACAGTTTTTTATTCAATCCTTTCCAAGGAAAAGGAATACTTTCTTTCTTTTCTCTATTAAAAAAATCCTCTTGTTTTTGAGATACTCTAATGATACCACTTGGAGTATAAAGTTTTGCATCCCACCAAGCTTTAGTAAACTCAGAATGTTTATTCTGTTTAAGCATATCATTAGCATCTTTATAGCCATTTGGTAAAGTTACTATCTTTGCTTTACCCGGTTTAAGTATAGTTGCTACTTTAATTGCAGCTTCCTGTCCTTGTTTGTCTTTATCAAAACAAAGGACTACATTATTAAAACTTTCTACATATTCTAAACTTTCTTTAATATCTTTAACTGCTGATAAAGCTCCCCTTTTAATTGATACGACTGCCCACTTACTTCCCAATAATTCATAGGCAGCCATTGCATCACACTCACCCTCTACTATAGTTAAATACTTACCACCTTCTTTAAATAAATTTTGTCCAAACAATCCAGTACCTTCTAGTATACCATTAAAAGAAAATCTTTTATCTTTCACATATCTAGTTTTAGTAGCACATTGTTCATTGTTAATAAAGAAAGGATAGATGTGCTGTGCTAATTGACCAGAAGAATCATAAACTACTTTAACTCCATATTTTTGGGCTGTTTCTTTTGTAATACTCCTATCTGTAAGTTTCGCAAAAATTCCACCATGAATATTACTTTCAGTTGTCATTTTCTTTTGTTCTGTGTATTGTGTCATTGACATTGTTCCTCTTTCATATTTAGGATAAAATTTACCACAACTAAAACATTTAGCTGAACCGTCTTGATTAACAGATACAGCATCACTACTACCACATGCATTACATGACACATGATATTTTACAAATTTATTTTGTTCCATAATTTACCCTCATTGAATTAAAATGGAGAGGTCAGACAGGTCGCCCAACCCCTCACTTGGAGATACGAATTAGTCTTCAGAATCTGTTGGTCCACCGTCTTCCGTTGGTGTTTCAACTATATCCTCTACGACTTCTTCTTCTTCAACTTCTACCAGAGATTCAGGACAATCTTTTAAGAGGGCTTCTAAGTTTGCCCTGTGTGTTGTACTGGTAAAGTTTAAAGCTTCTAATAAAACTTCAAGCTGACCTACTTTATTTATCATAACAGTAGCTTGAGTTTTAATATTTTCATCTTTTACTTTTGATACATCATAAGTTGTTGTACCGTTTTTATTGTTAATAGTTACAATCATGTTAAAATTCCTCGCCACCTTCTAGTGATTCAAACTCGTCTCCGTCCCCAGATTTATAACTAATTAAGTCTAATACTTGCATAGCTTGAAAATCAAGACCTTTGAAAGTTCCAAACTTATTTTCAACTTCCCACTCGTTATATTGAACTTTAACTCGTGAACCATTACCTACTAAATCATCAATAGGATTTTTGTTAGAGTCAACTAACTTTGGTGCATTTCGAACTAGTCCATTTGGACCGTTCACTTTTCTT